ACAGCAGCTCCTAAAGTTGCGCATTATTTACGCGCAAACTTAGTGATCTTCGCACATTCGCGAAGCACAGAGATCCAAAGAAAAGATCTTCGTGTACTGCTAGCCAACGCTTTACTCGACGCACAAATCAGTGCAGCCTGTGAAGAATTGGTACAACCGTATTAGTCTTTGATTAATACCCGACCTTTAATGGAGATACCCTATGGGACACCCCAAAAACAAAAGGCCGACTTTCTTTAATAAGAAGTCGGAAGAGCAAAATGCAACCATCATTAAATCGTTACGCACTTATTGCGCAAAACAGGTTGATAAAATTCTTGGCGGTGATTACGAAAGTGGTTACCGCGCTAAAGGAGATTATTACCTTGCTGCGCAATCGGAAATGATACTTGACGAATTTTCTCGTCAAATTTCCGCCGGGGTCACACGCTTTAGTTGGGCTTCTTTTACAGAAGCCTATGCGTGGGCACGTCGTTATGACGCGCTGTCGACAAAGAACTTATCATTATCAGAAATTGATACTGAGCAAGTCGCTTTAGAGACTTTCCTTTCAGCCGAGCAATCATGCTGGGATACAAACCAGCGCTTACCATCGATATTTAAAACAGAGGCCAAATTTGGCCTTAGCGTTGCCGACGTAATTTTACGTTTGCAGCGAAAAATGTTCTCGTATCTAGGTGATGCGCCAGGTTTACCTGACATTGATTGCAGTTTCGGCCCGGGTGCGAACACTACTTGCAGAAGAAGAACAACTGCAAAATGGAAGTTGTCAAGCCAATTGGCATGTTCGAAAGACGCAGCAGGTTCAATGTTTGAACTACGCTGCCTGTATCCACGTCTTGATTGGCAAAGTGCCAAAATAGATGTTGGGTCGCTATCTTTCGTACCTAAAAATGCTAAGACCGACCGCTCTATAATAGTGGAACCAATTCTTAACACGTTTGTTCAACGTGGAATCGGAAAACTATTAAAGCGACGCCTACTGCGTAAGGGTTGTAATCTTTATGATCAATCCCAAAACAGAGATATGGCTTGTGCCGCTTCGATTAATTCGAAGTACAGCACAATAGATCTTAGTGCAGCTAGTGACAACATTAGTATTTCAGTAGTGACAGAGCTGCTACCACGAACGTGGTTTCAGTTATTGGCTACTTGGCGTACAGGTGTTGTTTATTACAAGAAAGGTAATTTTTATAAATCCCTCCATAAATTTTCATCTATGGGCAATGGGTTTACCTTTGAGCTTGAGTCATGCATATTCTACGCATGCGCGCAAGTTGCTTGTAATATAGTTGGTGAATCGCAGGATGGCTGTTCAGTGTACGGTGATGATATAATTATCCCAACCGCTGCTACTGAATGCCTGTTCTACCTCTTAGACTTACTGGGCTTTACCGTCAACAAAGAGAAATCTTTCTGGCGTGGTCCATTTCGTGAGTCATGTGGAGGCGATTTTCTATTAGGTGTAGATGTTAGACCCTTTTACCTGAAGGACACTATAACGGACGCCCGGCTGGTTGCAATGCGCAATCAGATTTTCCGGTCGCCGTACCCCGATGCCGAGTATCTCAAGTTGATCGAGAGCTTTATTAAGCCCCGCAACAAGATATACGGTCCTGACGGATATGGCGATGGCCACTTAGTGTCATCTCAGTCTTTACACGAATACCTAGTACCCCATCGTCGAAGTGACGGATGGGAGGGATTTTTGTTTAAGACCTTCAGTAAAGCTCCTAGACGCGATAAAACGAAGCCGCGAGGCTATGCGATTTTACCGAGTTATGAAGCTTATATTAAAGAGCGTCAACCTTACAGGTTCTACCAAGATAACTTATCCTTGTTATCTGAATCTGCGAGGCTACACGCTACCGCTGAAATACTTGGCGCATCATATGCTCGTGAGAGCGATGTCCATGTACTAAGCGGGGGTGAAACAGCTCGTTTGACACGAGTCTACGTGCCACCATTATAGGTCCCCGTAACTGGGGGCCGGCGTAGCAGTATTGTTACGCCTTAAAGGGGTTAAGGGCCCCGGAGACCTTTTAGGTTATAAAGAACGAAAGCGCCGCTCGG